ATAAAAATTTAACATGCATACTAACGTATTAACCGACATACCCCGACAAAAGTTACCACGATCACAAAAAGATGAAGCGTGGTCTAAAAAGTGTTGTGATGCATTTATCACTTTATCTCGTTTCTCAAGAGGTTATTATGGTGATGAATTTGCCGAGAAGCTATACGAGTATTACAATGGAGAGATAGATAGCGCAGACTATACGCATATAACAAAACCATTTGGAGAGACAAGGCAGAATTTTCCAGCCAAGCTTCACAATTACAATATTATTAAACCGGTTGTTGATACTCTTGTTGGGGAGAAGATCAAACGACCTGTTAATTATAGTGTAGTAAACTCAGCGCCGGATGCAGTAAGCGCTAAGAAAGAAGCCTTCATGAAGTTCAAACGTAAACAGGTGTATCAGACATACATTAATACGTTAAACGAAATGGGTGGAAACACAGGACAGGAATCTCAGGAAGTCCCTAACCTTGAAAACATTCAGGAAATATTTGAAGAGAAGTATACAGATGTAGTCGCATTGAGAGGACAGAAGTCCCTTGACTACATGAGACACTTTCTCGAACTCGAAGACAAATTTAAAAAAGGATGGTATCACTTCCTTATCTCTGGTTCAGTAGCTACTTACAGAGGAGTTACCTATGATGAACCGGAGTTTGAGATACTTAATCCACTTGATGTAGACGGAGACAAAGATCCGGATATTGACTTTTTAGAAGATGGAGACTGGGTAGCACATAGAATGGTAGCTTATCCATCCTCTGTAATTGACCGCTATTATGACGAACTCACAGAAGAACAAATTGAAAGACTTGAGAACCCAAGAGGTTCTTTCGACACTCAATTTGCGACACGTACGGGATCCGAGTTTGGCAGTTTTGACAGAATTGATTCTTATCAAAGAAGAGATCGTGCCATTGAAGTCATGCGTGTGTTCTGGAAATCAAGAAAGAAAATTGGGTTCGTTAACTTTACAGACAGATTTGGAAGAGTTCAAACAAAACAAGTAGAAGAAGGATATCAGGTATCACCGGATGAAACTGTTGAATGGGAATGGGTTAATGAAGTATGGGAAACTCACAGAATAGATGGAGACATCTATGTTCGACAGCAACCGATAGAAAACCAAAGACTATCTTTGGATAACCCTGCCAAATGTAAACTCCCAATCAATGGTCGTAACTACAGTGATCTGAATGCAGATAATATCAGTCTTGTAGCCATGGGTATTCCTTACCAAATTTCATACAACATTTACAAGTACAGACTGGATCTGGCTGTAGCAAAATCAAAAGACCGAGTAGCTCAGTTTGATATCAACATGATTCCCAAGAAATGGGATCCTGAAGATTTTATGTATTGGGTTGAAACAACAGGTATAGCTTGGGTTGATTATAATAAGGAAGACATCAAGCTTTCTCCTCAGCATCAATCTGTTATGGATCTGACTATTCAGACCATTGACAAATACATTATGCTTCTTCAGACTATTGTTGCCGAATGGGAACGTATCTCAGGAGTTAACTCACAACGTCAAGGTATGGTTGGAGAACATGCTGGTAAGGGGACTACTCAGCAAGCTATTGTTCAAAGTTCCAATGTTACCGAAGACATGTTTGCCAAATATATGAGACTTGAGCAGAGAGACATGCAGGCTCTGATTGATTATTCCAAGATTGCATGGATTGATGGTAAGAAGTCTCAGTACATCCTTCATGAGGGACTCGCAGACATTGATATAGATGGACCGGAACACATGAACTCTGAGTATGGAGTATTCGTATCCGGAGATGGAAGAGATGTTGAGAAAATTGATCTTGTACGTCAGCTTGTACAACCAATGATTCAGAATGGCGCTTCTATGAAGACTGTTGCTGAAGTTATCAACTCTGATAGCTTTGCAGAAATATCAGCTAAGATTAAAGAAGCTGAACGTAAAGCTCAGGAACTAAGACAGGCTCAAATGGAAGCTGAACAACAAGCAGCTCAAGCAGAGCGTCAATTTGAAATTCAAAAACTTGATCGCGAAGATGCAAGAGCAGCTGCTAAGAATGCTACTGCTCTTGAAGTTGCTCAAATCAAAGCTTCTGAACGTGGAGATGAAGGTCTTGAACAGAAGAAGATTTCTCTTGATGAACAGGAAATGCGCAATGATGCAAGACTTGAAAGAGAGAAACTTGACGAAGAGAAACGCGCAAACAAGGCGGATGAAGAGCTTGAAAGAATGAAGATTAAGGAACAAGCAAGAGCTAAGAAGCAGGCTACTTCGAAATAAGTGTTATATAATTAAAGTTTATATTTTTATAAAAAATATCTTTACAACGAGTTATCAAACTCATAAATTAATAAACAGAACATGGCAACTAAAGAGAAACAAAAAGTCGGTTTAGATCAAGTAAACTTCCTCCCTCTCGGAGCACAAAGCAAAGGAGAAGATGAAGAGGTTATCGTTGACGAAACCGAAGACATTCAGGAGCAGGAAGAGGAGGAAACTCCAATTTCTGGGCAGGAAGACGAAGAAGTCGATGATCAAGAAGATCCTAATCCTGCCGATACTGATGAAGAAGAAATTGACGAAGATGAAGAGATAGATGAAGATCTTGACGAAGATGACTCTGGTGAAGACGATTCCGATGAAGATGAAGATCTCGATGAAGATGAAAAATCTATTTTTACTTTAGCACTGGAAGGTAAGGGTATTGATCTAAAAGATGAGTCCTTTGAAGGAATCAATTTTGATGATCCGGATACTAAAGATCTTTCTAAATTTATTGACGTTGTATCAGAGAAGTTATCTGATACAAAACTCAATTCTATGTTTGAGGAAATGCCCGAAGTAAAAGGCATGATGGAATTTGCCAAGAATGGCGGAGATCCTCGACAGTATATTGAGACAATGCATCCTCAATTTGACTACACTCAAGTTGACTTTGATGAACAAGTAGCTGAGAATGAGCAGGCTCAGGAACAGCTGATTCGTAATCAACTTCAAGCAGATGAAGTAGAAAATGAGGAAATTGATGAAATCATAGAAGACTACCGAGCAGGTGGAATTCTTGAAAAACAAGCTAAACGTTCTTTAAAGAAACTTTCTTCTTTACAGAAGAAGTATCAGGAAGACTTAGTTGCCCAGCAAGAGCAAGAAAAAGAAGCTCGAATGGAAGCAGCTAAAGAAGAACGAAAGAAAATTGAAGACACTATTGAAAACTCTGAGTCTATCAAAGGACTTAATCTCCCAAAGACAGACAAAGAAGATCTGAAAAATTACCTATTTGAACCTGTAAATGACAATGGTCATTCTCAGGCATATGTTGATGGTAATCAAATGAGCGAGGAAGAAAGACTCGCTGTTGCTTACCTCAAGATGAAAGGATTTGATTTCGAGTCATTGATTGGAAATGAAGCTGAAACGCGTAATGCACAGAAGCTTCACAAGACAATTAAGAAGTCGAAAGACGGAAAAATGACTAAGAAGAAGTCAAAAACGACAAAGACATCGGGTAAGATTGCAGATATCAAACCGATCTTTTAAACCTAAAACCACGGACTACACATGAAAGTAACCAAGCAATATTACAATGACACTCAGATGACGGACTCGAATAGTCTGGCTCGTGCTTTAATTAGCCGACCAACTACTCTGTCTCCTATCATCACACACTTGGGTGGTCGGGAAGATAAAAAATTCCCACTATCTATGTTAACTGAGGGTATTGGTAATGTCCAGTCTATTGACAATCTGGAGTATGAGTATCGTGTACAGTCCCGTATGGAACATGCAAGACCTGTGGCAGAAACGCCTTCAAGTACGAGCGACCTCGGAAGAGGCGGAGCTCCCTTTAAGCTAATCTTCCCAGATCGCTGGTTCATTAAGGACTACGTACTCGTCTCACAGAATGGACACCAAGCCCGAATTATGTCTGAACCTGTGCCTGTTGGCAACGGATTTGAATACACCCTTGAACTGGTGAATCCTGATCCTGTCGCTATTATGCCAGCTTCTGACGTACAAGAAGGAGCACTATTTGCTCAACTCTTTGCCCCTGTGGGTACAGACTTCTCACGTGGAAACGCAAGCAATTGGACTACTCCTGCTCTAATTCGCCACAAGCTGACCACTATTCGTAAGTCTTACCAATTCTCAGGCAATGCCAAAGATTGGGTAGCAGAATTTGAACTGCCAACCGAAAACGGTACTACATCCCTATGGATGGATTACGAGGAATGGCAGAAAATGCTCGAATGGAAAAAAGAATCTGAAGTTTATTACTGGTATGGACAGCAGTCCTACAATGAAAACGGTGATGCTAAGATGCGAGATGAACGTGGTCAACCTGTTGTAATTGGTCCGGGTCTACTGGAGCAAATCATCAACAAGGAGACTTACAGTCAACTCACTGAGAGTAAGCTGAAAAATGTTATCCGAGACTTGTTCTACGGAATGACAGATGCCGATCAAATGGAGGTAACTCTATTTACAGGTATCGGTGGTGCAGACGAGTTCGACAGAGCTATGAAGGACTACCTGAACAGCAACGCATATACTCAGTTCAATGACAGAACCTTTGTAACAGGTTCCGGATATGAGCTTGAGTTAACCGGATACTTCAAGAGCTATCGTCACATTGACGGACACATCATTAACGTGGTACGTGTTCCAATGTTCGACCATGGTCCAGTTGCAGAAGCTTCTCGTAAGCACCCTGAATCAGGACTTCCTCTTGAATCATACAGAATGGTCTTTGTTGATCAGTCTCGTTATGATGGACAAAATAACCTGCAAATGATCAACAAGAAGGGTCGTGAGATGCTTCGTTGGGCAGTAGCAGGATCAACAGTCCCACGAGGATTCGGAGATGGAAACCTACTGCGTGCATCAGACATTGATGGAGCGTCAGTACACTTCCTGAAAACATGCGCTATCTTACTACGTCGTTTCGACACGTCTATTGATATGCAGTGTGTTGCAAGCTAAATTTGACTTGAGAGGGCTACTACTGCCCTCTCATGATCAACTATTAATCAGTAGTTAAAAATAAAACAAACATATATGTCTGAAGTAACAACAAAACAAGTACAGATTCGCAGAAAAGAAACGAGAAGTTACCTGCCGACTAAGGTGACTGCTAATGCGATGAAGGTAGTTGGTAGTGTCCTTAAGGACAGACGACCACTCGGAATTGCAGATGATACACTGGAGAAAGATCTCCTGCGTAAGTATGCAGACATCCGTACTGAAGATCGTAATTTCTCTGAAAAGCGCTCTACTTTCTGGCAAGAAATGAGAGTAAAAGTGCCATCAGAAGGAAAGGTTCTGGACATTTCCACGAAAGATGGAGAGCCTGTAAAACTTGAAGACTATTTGATCTTCAAATGGCTTGAAAACCATCCAATGGTTGGTTCTAACAAGCAAGAAATGCTTGCTGATCCAAACAAAGAATATTATATCTATGACCCCAATGAAGAGGTCAAGAATGAGAATGCTAAAGCACAAGAACGCAAAGAAGCGTATCGTGCTCTTATCAAACTCGAAGATGATGAAAAGGTTGTTGATCAGCTTATTCGTCTTCTTACTAACAAGAATCCAGACAAGCTGACTAAGCAAGTCAAGGAAAATGAACTCGAACAGATTACTCGAACTCAGCCGAAACGATTCTTACGATATGCCAAGGACAAGAACCTTGCTATCAGAGCAGAAGTTGAAGAGATGGTAGAGTTTGGTATCCTGCGTAAAAGCGGAAACCAGTACATCTACATGGATGAAGTCATTGGAGAAACAATGGAAGATGCCATTGTGTACTTCAAAAATGATCGTAATTCAGGAACACTTCTTGACTTGCGAGCAAAACTCGAAGAGGTAAAAGAGATTAGCTAATGAATGCTACAGAGATGATTATCGGAGTCAATCTTGGATTACAGAAGATTAACTCCAATGCTTTCGACAACTTTCTTGAAGAAGAGATTCTCTACTACCTGAATAAGGCAGGAAGGGAATACATACGTCGACAAGACGCATATCTTCAGGAAGAGATGGAAAGAATGTCTCGACAAGATTTTATAGGGAGCTCAGAGGCTTCCTATAATCTTGGATCTTTATTAGTAAGTTATACTTTTGGAAATGCAAATGTAACGACTCCAACCGAATGGGTTAATGCAAAGGCTGTTAGCTTAGCTGACTTGCCAAGCACAATGTTCTCGTATGTCTATTCGCAAACGAAAATGGCATCTGGCGGAGCATGGAGAGTTAGTAAAATAGTCAATCCCTCTGAAATACGTCATTACGTAAAGGCTTCATATAATAGCCCTATTTTCAGAGAATATCCTGTTACTATTATAGGAAACGAAATTTATGTATTTTACGATGAAGAAGGAGACGTGTATGATTACATGCTCGTCTATATAAAAGAGCCGGACACTCTTGTTACAGATACTCCGGGAACAGGTGAAGTTAATACGCTGGAATTACCTGTTCATACTCACGATGATATCGTGGATATTACAGTAGCAATGATGGCTGAGGATATTAAATCCGCACGACCATACGAACAAAATCAATCAACTGTTAAAGGCGAAGAAGCATGAACATAAGAGAAATGCAGAAGGCAGTATTGCAACGTGTATCTTCTATGGGAGAGTTTAACAATACGATCCCAAGTGAAGATGTTGAACGAGCCCTTAACAAAGCAATTGATCAGTTTATAAATCAAAGATTTCAGCCAGAACTTAATAGAACTGGAGAAGGATTTGAAATGTCTCAGGTACGTATTGATGATCTGAGAACACTTATAGTTGAAACAGGAGCACTATCTGTAACAGAAGTAGATGCTCCTTTCAGCGATACAATATTTATTGATGAAGCCGAACTTCCTGCTGAATACCGACATCTGATAAAAGTATCAGCCAAGGTTCAATACAACAGGAATGGGGTCACATATACGTTAAGCTCTGGAAAAAGAGAAATTGAAGGAGTTCTTGATACGGACTATGCTGAAAAGAAAGTCCCGTGTAAGTTCTTTCAACAAGATGATGTTCATGTGTTTACCGGTGATCCCTTTAATAAGCCTAAGATAAATAACCCAAAGTTCTCTGTTAATGACAATTCTCTTTTCATTTATACAGATGATACTTTTATAGTAGACGAAGTTTATGCAACCTACATTAAGTCTCCTGCTATTGTAGACATAAATGGATCTACTGATTGCGATCTTGCAGTATCTACACATGAAGATATTGTGGAAATTGCAGCCACTCTTTTGCTACAAAGCAAAGGAGTTAATTCACAACCAGAATAATAAACCACTACTACTATGAATAAGTTAGTATTTTTTAATAACACAGAAACCGTTGACTCTGGTTCTGCAAGTGTAACCAATCCAGATCAGGTTGTAGATCAGCAAGTAGCTATCTTCGACGCTGATGCTTTGGAAGATGGAACACTTGATTTAACAGGTGCAAATGCCGCTGATCGCATGATCTTTGTACAAGGGGATGATAAAAGTCCTTTTGTTTCTCAGGTTATCGAAAAGAGCGCAATTAAGCGTGCTATTACAAAAGCATACCAAGCATACGTCAATCAGGTAACTCACATTGGATTTAATGGCGTAGATGCTATTGGAATCAATGTTACCGAAGGCGATGCATATGCCAAAGTAATTCGAATCGAAAGAGGGTTTGAACAATTTCCTCGTGCAACAGCATTTGTAAAAGTGCTTTCCAGCGATACCGAGTATGATGTAGCCACTAAACTGGCTGCTGACTTCAACGCAAAATCAGGTGCGAAGGCATTTGTTGATGCAGAAGTTCTTGTAAATGAAGCATCTTCACAGCTTGTGGATGACTCAACTGGTGATAACGTTACTCTTGCAGTAACCAAAGGAAGTAAAATCGCAGTTGCTACTGTGAATTCCGGAGAAGAAGTAGATGCAGCTGTAGAAGACTTCCTGCGAATTGGATCTGCCGGAGACCTTACTGATCCAGTATATGAGATCAAAGCCCTTGAAACAAATGGTGGATCTCAAACTGAGCTTGAAATTACACTTGATCGTGTATATGCAGGTGAAACTGCAACTGGCGTAGATGCCGGAACTCTGGATACAACCATCACTACTCAGGAAGCTGGAGTACAGCTGACAGCAAAAGATCTTGATGAAGTTTCTGACTTCGTTGAATCAAATGCTGCTATCAGTTTCAGCACTGCTGTTAGTGAAGATTTTGCAGGAACCAGTGTAGCAATCGGAACAACTCCGAAAACAGGATCAGGTAACTTCAACCAAATGGTAGACCTTGAACGCAAGTTTGCCGGGATCAAGAGTAGCTTCAACTACAGAAACTACTTCCCACAAACTCCGGAATACTACGCGGATGAAGATACGAACTACGACATTTGCACAGTTACTGTCGCAATTGACAATGACCATGCTGTCGTGAAATCCAATGACTACCTTGGAATCGTATTCGCCTTTGATACAGGCGCAAGTCTTGCAA